GATTTATTAGACAGTTTTAAAAAGCATTCACCAAAGTACCCAAAGATAGAAAGAGGTATTTCTAAGGATGGTCACTTATTAGTTATTGATATAGCAGATTTACACATTAACAAATACGCCACTGCTGAACTAACGGGAGCTGATTACAATAGCGAGATAGCAGTTCAGAGAGCCATAGAGGGTACAAAGGGATTACTTCAAGCTGCTAGTGGGTATAATATAGATAAGATTGTTTTCGTTATGGGAAACGATGTCTTAAACACCGACAATCTAAAAAAAGAAACTACAAGAGGTACACCACAGGACACCGACAAAGATTGGTTCACCGCTTTCGTTATTGCTAAGAAGTGTTATGTAGAATGTATAGAGCTTTGTTTAGCGGTTGCTGATGTAGATGCTATACATTGCCCTTCTAATCATGACTTCATGAGTGGCTGTTTCTTGGCAGAAACCGTAGCGGCTCATTTCAGACTATCTAAGAATATAACATTTAAAACTTCACCAGCTTACAGGAAGTACTACCAATATCATAACAATATGCTAGAGTTTGAGCACGGGGATAAAGGTAAAATGGCAAACCTTCCTTTAGTCTACGCACAAGAACAACCTAAAATGTGGGCTGATACTAAATTTAGATATGGTTATCTACATCACATTCACCATACAGATAAAATACAGTACCAGTCGAGCAAGGATTACATAGGTGTAAATATAACATACCTCAGAAGCCCAAGTTCTGCCGATATATGGCACTCAGATAGCACGTATTTAAACATGGTAGCAGTTGAAGGGTTTATTCATAGCAAGGAACACGGAAGAGTCTCGCATTTGACCCACTACTTCTAAAGACAATTCAGGTGAATTTTTACTGTGGTTCGTAAATTCATTTAGGTAAAAGCCCTCGTTAGAAACGTCTAACGGGGGTTTTAT